GAGGAAGACTCGAAGTCGTAGTAGTTGTTTCTTGAACTGTCGTAGTAGTCGGGTTGGTGACAGGGACAGTCGTTGACGGGACAGTAGTAGTAGAGGTCGTCGTCGTTGTTGTGGATGAGGTTGTAGATACCCATTCACCTAAGCCTAATGTCAACCCTGTAATCGTGAGGTTGCCTGGTTGGCAGCATGAGTCAGTTGAGAACTGTCGGAACGCAAACACATCACCAGGCTGAACAGGAATGATTGCTGATCCGGTTGCGTTGTTCTGATTCGTCAGCTGTGTAACAACACCATTCAGAACAATCTGAGGCGGGTCATACCACCAACCATCATTCGTCTGATAAGCCCATTGGAAACCGAGTTCGTTAGTTCCCTCAGGGATGATGGCCTCAAGTTTCACCCAATGCGACTTCCCAGCACACGTACCACCATCAGCACCAACAAGCCTGAACCCACCCTCAACCAACTCAACCGACCCACCCTCATTGGCAAGACAAGACTTCGAAAATTCCCAAACCCCAAACGCATCAGCCTCAGCCGATGATGCAGTAACTAGAAAACCAAGTAGCGCAGGGACAAAGACTAGCCAGCGACTACGGTTTAGGAACTTCAGGTGCAACGAAGGAATCCGAATCCTCGTCATACGTGTAACCTATGCCAGCATAAGCCCCACGAAAATTGTTGTTGTAAGAAGTTTGCAACCACACACCTTCAATACCTAAAGAAGCAATGAATGCTTGACCTATTGGTTCAGATGCAGGGAAATCTAAATCACCACAATCAGAGTTGGCAACAACGATTACATGCTCAACGATGCCATTAGTGACTTGTGCGAAATGCGCCATGATTAAACCTTCCACCTAATGTAAACAATTCCTGAACCACCATTACTTCCTGAACCACCACCTAATGCACCTCCACCACCACCAGCCGTATTCGCAGCAGCAGCAGTTGAACCAGAACCTCCAACGCCTGAACCGCCAGCAGCTGACCCAGAACCTCCACCGCCTGCCTTAAATAATGATGAACCTCCAATAAATGTGCTTACATCCATTCCAGTTCCACCCGTGCCAGTTGTGGTGCTGGTTCCTGTACCACCTACACCAGCTACACCACCTCCACCACCAGCAAAGTTTGCAGCACTATTTCCGCCTGAATATCCATAATTAGTATCTGAATAAAGAGATGAAGCACCGTTGTTCCCGTTTGCACCACCGCCACCTGTTCCACCTCGTTCTGGAGCACGGTCAGACCATCCACCTCCTCCACCACCAATAACTGCTGCTACAGAACCAACAATAGAAGCATTCCCTGGACTACCCAATGCCGCACCTCCAGCAGCTGCACCTCCAGAACCTATTGTTACAGTCGCATTTGCACTTAAATAAATTGTGGATTGTAATTTTGCTCCAGAACCACCACCACCACCTGCACGACCAACCCATTCAGCAGCACCACCACCTCCTCCTCCGAATAATAGAACATCAAACAAACCTGCTTTAGTAACAGTAAAAGTTCCAGTCGAAGTTATTGCAGCATAAGCATAAGCGGTACCACCAATAGTTGCAGTACCAGTAGCACCAGAAGCAGCACCATAACCAGTTGACAAATCAACCCACGCTGAACCGTTATAAACCTGCAAACTTGTTGCAGTTGAATAAGCCACCATTCCAGCTGATGGCGTTGGAATGGCTGATGCTCGTGCTGCAGTACCTGCAAACACCATCACGGATTGATCCATCAAATATCCATTAACGTCAGCAGCAGTTACCGTGTCGCCAGGCGACCATGTTTTTCTTCCAAGTCCAGCCATGATTCCTCCTACTTTACACGCTCACCCAAGCCGTGCCGTTATACACAACAAAACCTGTAGCGGTTGAATATGAACACATGCCGGCAGAAGGTGTTGGAATTGCTGATGAACGTGCAGCTGTACCAGCAAACACCATAACCATCTGATCCATGAGATAGCCGTTGACATCTGCTGCCGTCAGCGTGTCTCCAGGCGACCATTCTTTTCTTCCAAGTCCAGCCATAGTTCCTACAGTCTAGGCGACAGCAAAATCGGTGTCATCAAGCGGTGAAGAATCCAACAAGAATGGCAACACCAACTGCACCTGACCCAACCCTAAAAACACCTCATGACGTGACGGGGCGATCTGATGACGAATGGATTCGACCACCACGTTCTGTTGAACCACCGAAGGCGTACCAACAGCAAACCGTTTCTCCACCGTCAAAATATCGCCAATTTCCAACGAGGCCATCAACTCCTGCTGAGCCAAAGACAACCCGTTCAACAACACACTTGTCTCATTGAACACCACCTCCGGTGTCTGATACCTATCAAGCAAAGCCACAGCCAAAGCCGAACCAGCAGCATCATTCACCAACGGCAAATTATTCAACGCAAAGTTCTTGATCCCATACTCAGCCTGTGATGCCGTACCATTCACCACACTCAACACATTCGAACCCTCAACCTGAACCGAAATACGATTCAACACAGTCTCAGCACCATACAAATTATTCAACGAACGAATCGGAACATCAGTCGCAGCAGTCCCACCCAACACCGCCACAGCCGTCCCAAACGAAACCTGAATACGAGGATCAAATACCAGCATCCCATCACGAGACGCATAGAACCGACCATTCTCCGAAACCTGCAAAGCCTGCAAAGCCTCCAACACGTTCGCATTATCCTCATACGCAACCGTCCCAACCGTTGCCAAACCAGGGTTAATCTCACGCAACGCAGTCGACCACGACACCTCATTCCTAGACAAGATCGCATCAACCCGCTCAGACGTAAGCTGCTGTGATGGGTTGAACCCGACAAGGTTCGTTTGCGCTAACTGTGCCAAAGCGTCAACAGCGAGAATCTGTGCTGACGATAACTGTGGCTCATCATATTCAATGTTCAAGTCATAGATATAACCCTTGAACATCGCAGCCGTACCAGCCGAACCACCATAAACCTCAATCGCTCGACGTGGAGCAATACCCAAATCACCCTGATACCAAGGTGAGTCTGTGTTCAACGGATCAAACGACCTGCCAGATGCACGATCATCAGCAAGGATCGCAAGCGTTCCTGTGTTGAAAGTATCTAACTGATTTGTTCGTCCACGATTGATCGTGATGTTCTGAACATACTCAGTAATATCTACAAACTCTGTTGAACCCTCAAGGGTGTCCTCACCGTCAAGAAGACTGGAATCCAATTTGAAGATGTTCGTCTTAAACCCGACATCCAAATTAACCTTAAGGGTTTCCCCCCACACCGCTTGTTTAGCCATTAGAAGATTGAACCAATAGAACCAAACGAGAATTGTCCACCGGTGAAGTTCAGGTATTCACGCAAATACTGCTCAATTTCCTGACCCACCTCAATACCACTAGCACCCAACCCAGCATTAACAATAATGTTCATTTGACGATCAATACCAGATACCAAATCACTAGCATTATTAGCCAAGGTGCTATCCGGAACAAGGTTCGCCATCGGATTAGGCATCCCACCTAGAACCTTCGGATACTTCTTAATCAAATCAGCTGTCGCCTGCAACGAAGCATTGAACTCATCCTGAGCGTTCTTCGTATTAGTTACCGCCTCCTCCCAAGCCTCATACGCTGAAACCTGTTGACGAGTCGCATCCTCAACATCACGCAACGCCTGGTCATAAAGAATCGAACCAACAGTCGCACCATGAATAGCCTCATTGAGCAACCGTTGCTGGTCATTCAACTCCTTAGTTGACTCAGCCTGAGAATCAGTAGCATCCGAAACAGACAACTTCGCCTCAGCCAAATTGATTTCAGCACGACGAATATCTATTGGAGAAGACTCAGGGTCTTTACGAACCTCAGCAAGATTCTTCTCAGCATCAGCAACCGAGAATACAGCCTCCTCAACCCCATAAACAGCCCGCTCCTGCGCACGTTGTGCCTTAGCCAACTCAGCCTGCGCAGCCAACGCCTCAGGTGAACCAGCACCATAGCCACGTTCAATCTGAGCCAACTTAGCCTTAGCATCAGCCAAGTTCGTATTTGCATCAGTTAAAGATGCAAGCGACTTTTTCTCAGATTTCTGGGCATCATTGAACCTAAGTTGCAACGAAGTTGACTTCTTTATTGAATCCCCATACGCCTTCAATTTTTGCTCAGCCGTAACGATTGCTTTCGTTGCCCCCTTCAAACCACTCTTGTCATCACCAGCCAATTCTGTTATTGAACCCTTGAAGCCAGTTTGCTGATTTATCGCATCACGGATATTTAATTTGTAATGGTTTACAGATGTTCCCAACTTGTCAAAGGAGTTCATCAAAGGAACGATTGGGATTTGCTCTTTGACCGAAGACTTCATGTCTTCCCATGCACCCTTGAAGTCAAGAGTTGCAGCTCTGTATGCAGCTCTTGACAGATAGATGAACGGGGCGATTGCGTTTGTAGCGAGGGCGAAACCTACTGCTATGAACTTGAGTGTTGAGACGATGGCCTTACCAGCACTACCTGATTCGAATAGGAGTTGCTGGAAACCTGCGAGCAATCCTTTTTCACCGATGACTGTGGTGACACGTTGAATGGCTGGGGCAACATTGTTGACCAAGTATTCAGAGAACCTTTGAAGATATGGCAATAACGCTGCGCCTACTGTTTCTAATATTTCCCCAAACTGACCTTGCAAAATCTTTAACTGTCCACCGAACGTATTCGCAGCTGTTTCCGCAGCACCGCCGAATTGGTCATTCAACAAACCAACAACCTTTTCAAAGTCCTTTGACTTCTTAATGTTCTCATCGAGCGGGATGCCAAGTCTTGATAGTGCTGTGAACTGTCCCTGGCTCGCCTTAGCCAATGCCAACGAAACAGACGCAAGGTCTTTACCTGTGGCAGCAGAAATATCTTGAGCGGTATTAAGCAGGTCTTGAGATTGAGTAAGGTCACCTGTTGCTCGAACCAACGTGCCAAGCGAGCTTCGAAGTTCCACGTCGGAGGTTCCGGTGCGAAGTTGTGTGACCGATATGTATCGTTCAGCCGAAGCAGTCAACGCCTCATTGGCTCCAAAGGTTTTCTCCAGCTGACGCTGTAACTCTGCCTGCGATGCTTGGTCTTCCATCGCAGCCTTAACCGATTTAGTTAATCCAACAGCGATAGCACCGAATGCTGCCGTAGCCCCAACCGCCAAAGCACCAAACAAAGGTGAGGTCTTAGAAACCTGATTCCCGAAACCCTTGATGTCACCGGATAGAAGTTTCAGCCCTGCTTTGGCTGCAGCGGTATCAGAAATAAACTTAACAACGAACGTGCGCTCACCAGCCATGCGACGATTCTACTCAATAACAGACAACCCATTCCGCAAAGCAACAAACTCATCAAGCATCGCAGAATACAAAGCCTTACCTGTGAGACCATCCCAACGAGAAATATCTACAGGCGCATTCCACCAAGTCTCATCCAATATCTCTGAACCAGCACGACGCTGACGAGGTTGACGCACCTGCTTCGAGCGTGGTGACACAGGGTTGACAACAGGTTCAACATCCAACTTAAAGGATGAATCAAGCAACTCGCCATGACCCTCATGGAACTCAAACGGCTGATCTGGTGCGTGTTGAGGCAGATAGAAAATACGTGCAGGGTCTTTAGTCTGAGGGTCACCAACCAGCCCGATACGGTCATGCAACTCTTGCCAGACCACACGCCATAACGACGCAGGCACCTTCTCCGCTAACGGCAAAACAAGGTGATAGTGAGGGTCGTCTAGACGATGCGAATAGGTGGAGTAAGCAAACCATTCCAAACCGTCAAGACGTGCATGGTCAAACGCTTCACCGTCCATGTCCACAACCAACGCCTCAACAAACCTGACATTACGGTTACCTCTGGTAGTACCAGCGTCATACTCAACCGGAGACCACAACGCACCCGCAGCCTTAACAGCGTTCTCCTCATGCAACGACAACAGCTCTTTCAACTGCTCCCAAGACGAAGCCAACGGCTTCGGATAAATCGACTTCACATTCTTGAACAGAACAGCCATAACCCCTCCTCCTAGAAGGGTACAGGAAACTCAGCCGAAGTCAAGCACCATCTTTCAAAGTATTCAGTACTCGCTGAATAGAGTCCAGATATTCCCTAGCGATATTCTCTTTCTCTTTGCGCACAGTAGGCCAGAAAAAATATGCCGAACGCCCACGATGACGCAAGAACTGTTTTGTTCTAGGTCGAGCCTGACCACCAAACTCAGCACCAAAGAACACGTCACCCCTAGTGACCTTACGCTTACGCTTCCGGTTCGGGTTAGATGCCGAAACAAAACCTGACTTGTCATCCAACTTGATAGTAGGGATACGGTCACGCCTAGCCCGCATACCCTTCATCACCTCAGTAGCCTGACGATTACGAGTTACAGTCCCAGCCTCAACCTTGGCTTTATCCACAAGGTTCTGTGCCACAGTTTGCGCAGCCTTACGCATCTCAATATCAAATCGTTTATCAGCCTTTGAAGCATCACGCAAAAACTCGTAGATACCTTGTATCTGAATCGCATCATTACCGCCAGTAATGCTAACTTGACCTGCTCTACCAAAAACCGCCATACAGCAAGACTACCTGTTTAGATGAATTGCTCTCCAACGCAAATAAGCAAACATCGTGAACAACATTCGAGGGTCTTCTGCCAGCAACACCGATGGTGCGATACCTGTCTCAACAGACAGGTAAGCCATCATCCAATGGGCTGACTGATCTCCAAAGGGACGATCACGGCATCAGCCTGGTTGCCCAACTCCAATGTCTCAACCTCGTTAATCCACGAATCAAAATCCAAACCTGTTTTCTTTTGACGATGCTCCGAATGCCATGCGATAAACGCAAGATCAGTCAAAGTCAATTCAGCTTCAAACTTCGCAACACTCTTATTGAACTTCTTTTCAAACGCAATAAAGTCAGGGAATGTTGCCATAATAATTCGCTTGGACTGATCCAAAGCAGAAGTCATCTCTAGAGCTATCTTCATTTTCTACCTCCGCAGGTAAGGGTTGTTAAAGAAAAGTTATGCGCCAGTACCGGTCTTAGTTACAGCACCATCGATTGGATAGGTGACCGATGCGGTAGCAAGATCGCCAACAGCACCAGCAACAGGAGTCCAAGTCAAAGGAAGTACGTTGAATGCGTACTGTGGATTGCTTGAAGAAGCAGCACCAGTTCCGTTTGGCTTAACTGTCACAGGTACAGCAGTACCAGCGTTCCAAGCGTCGTAGAACAACTTCTCAATCGTTGGGTAATCCTGATGCAACTCAAGTGTGATTGAGTTGTCTGCGAGACCTGCGATGCGGGTAACCGCACCAGACGAGCCGAACGAAGTTGTAGCTACTTCCGCTTTTGACAGGTTTAATGTTACTGATGCTACGTAACTGGTGATATCGGTGTTTGCCGTACCGAAGGTAACCGCCACGTTTGTAAGAACTTGCTTTGCCATATTTGTGACTCCTGCCTTCCGGCACTCGAAGATTTACTACTGAAACTCTACACGCTCGCAGGATTGCGCATCAACTAAGCGTACACCACCACACGGAAGTCAACCATCAGATAGGTCGCATCGTTGCCATCCATCGTGGAGA